CCCATTGCCGGATTTTTTACGCTTGACAGGAACTACAGCATTCGATTATACTCATTTTGATGATTGATGTATTGTTAGGCGTGATGAGGATTATATGAAAAAGAACCCTGATATTGAGAAGTTCTGTAAGAATTGTGGTGGTAAGATCGAGCGCAAGTACAGCAATGGCCGAATCGAGGATTACGCCAGGTATTTGGCAAGAGAACACTGTAAACAATCTTGCTATTTAGAAATGAGAAAGAAAGAAGCATCTCTTCCACCAGAACCCGTGATGACCAAAGCCGAGATGGCCGCCAAATTCAATAAAGACTTCGCCGCAGCAGAAGCGCTCGAAGAGTTGACCCCGCTTGAATTCATGCTGCGGGAAATGAACCGGCCGAGCAACAGTCTTTCCTACCGGAAGGAGATGGCTGCCCTGGCCGCCCCTTATATGCACCCGAAGCTTGACGCCAAATCGAACAAGACCAAGAAGGAAGAGCGAGTCGAGAACGCTACCCGTGTGGCTGCCGGCAGCAAATTCGCCCCGGTGGCGCCGCCGAATAAGGTCATAGGGAGGATCGGATGATTTCAACCAAGAAAGCGATTGAACTTCTCAAGACTACCGGTACGAAGAAATTCAATCCCGGCCCGGTGAAGAAACCTGTTGATTCCGAGGCTCGGGAGTATCAACAATTTATCGCTCGAATTCGAAGAAGGAGGTAACCATGGAAATAGACTTTCATATTTCTGTGAAATATGAATCACCTCTTTTTTTGAAAATAGAGAATGCTTTTTTAGCTGATAAAGAGGTGATTATATCTATTTTTGGGCAGGATATCCCATTAATTGTAACCGGTAGAGCTATATCGTGTCCTGGTAAATGGATGATGGTAGATTATACCATGATAAGGACTATAGCATGACCCCTCCAGTCTGGACCACGGCTTGCCCCGACTGGGAGTCCCGCATCGTCGCCGGTGAGTCCCTGGTCCCCTGCGCCCCGCTCTTCCCCGACCAAGCAGAATACGCCCTGAATATCTTCTGCGCCCTCCGTATCTACAACATCCCCGGCCAGCCGACCATGGGTGAAGCGTGCCGACCATGGGTTTTCGATTGGGTAAGGGCGATATTCGGTGCGTATGATGCCGAAGCTGGTCGTCGGTTGATTGTTGAGTTTTTTCTCCTCGTAAGTAAAAAAAATACAAAAAGTTTTATCAGTGCTGCAGTAATGTTGACCGCTTGTATCATCAATTGGCGGAACGGTGCCGAATACAATATTATAGCCCCCACCATGGAGGTTGCGGGAAACTCCTATACTCCCGCTCGATGGATGGTTGAGCTTGACCCGGAACTAAAAGAGTTATTCCATGTTCAGGACCACTTAAAAACCATTACCCACCGTACCAATGGAACAATTCTTAAAGTCGTTGCGGCGGATAAGAGCACTGTTTCCGGAAAGATCGGGACCATTACCTTAATCGAGGAACTGTGGTTATTTGGTGAGAAACCCGATGCTGAGAATATGATACTCGAAGCGACTGGTGGTCTCATGTCACGTCCTGAGGGGTGTGTAATTTATATTTCTACACAAGCGGATCGGGCTCCTGCAGGGGTATTTAATCAGGAATTAAATTACGCTCGCGACGTTCGAGATGGAAAAATTATAGATCCTTGTTTTCTTCCGGTGATTTATGAGTTCCCAAGGCGGATGATTGAGGATGAGAGCTATAAGAATCCGAAGAACTTCTATATAACCAATCCGAATCTTGGTTTATCGGTTGACATACCGGCAATCGAGAGAAAATGGAAGAAAGCCGAAGAAAAAGGAGAAGAATCGCTCTGTAGCTTCTTCGCCAAGCATCTCAATGTTGAGATCGGCATGGTCCTCCGGTCCCAACGGTGGGCGGGGGCCGACTTCTGGGAGAAGGCGCCGATTAAGGTAGATGGTGAAATCGTCGGTTGGCGTTATAATGCTCAACCGGAGCTCACCCTTGATATGATCTTCGAGCGTTCGGATGTTATCACTGTCGGCGCCGACGGTGGCGGTCTGGATGATTTACTCGGACAATGCATCCTTGGCCGCGACCGCGACGACCACGACCTCTGGCGGGCCTGGTTCGGCGCTTGGATCCACCCCATCGCCCTGGAGCGCCGGAAGACCGAGGCGCCGATGTACAAGGATCTGCAGGCAGCCGGGGAGTTGACCATTATCGATGAAGTCGGCCAGGACGTGCAGCAGTTCTGCGACCGGATAGACACATGTGAGGAATCCGGTCTGCTGGAACGGATCGGGGTTGACCCTTCCGGAATAGCGGAACCGGTTAATGAATTGAAGTTGCGAGGCTATGAAGATGATCGGGTTACCGGTGTATCGCAGGGTTGGCGGCTTACCTCTGCAATCAAAGACACTGAGCGCAAACTTGCTGCCGGCAAACTCCACCATAACGGCAGCAAGCTGATGAATTGGTGCGTCGGCAATGCCCGGGTCGAGCCGAAAGGTAATGCAATCTTGGTAACGAAACAGGCAAGTGGCACCGGTAAGATCGATCCGGTAATGGCACTTTTTGCCGCTGTGACTCTGATGGTGCTTAATCCAGAACCTCGGGGCGGACGGTCGGTATATGAGGACCGTGGTATTCTGGTACTAGGATAAATAATCTCTTGACAATCTCCGAAAGGTAAGGTATGCGAATAGTAGCGGGAATTTTACAAGTAATCGGGTTAGTTGCGTTAGGGTATGGGCTCTATCAGTTTCAACCTTGGATTGCATGGTCAGTTTGCGGGAGTTTACTACTTATTGGGGGTGCATGGTTGGATATTACAGCTCCGAAACCGAAGGTTGAGCCTTAGTGGGTATTTTTCAGTTTACATCCGAACTGCGGTCGTCGGTGAAGCTCGGGCTGAATGATCCAGCCCTTATTGAGTTGTTTGGCGGTGGTCGGGTGAATAACGCTGGTCAAAATGTAACCCCGGATACCGCCCTGCGCACCTCTGCTGTTTATTGTTGCGTCACTGTTCTTGCTGGTACTCTTGCGGCGATGCCGAAGAATGTGAAGCGTGAGCGTGAAGACGGTGGTAAAGACATCATAAAAAACCATCGTTGCCATCGATTGATTCGCCATCGTCCTAATCGGTGGCAATCGTCTTTTGAGTGGTTCGAGATGATGGAGGGACACCGGCTTCTCAGGGGTAATGCTTATTCCAAGATTATCTTTCATCCGGGATTAAAACAGAACGAACTTATTCCCATGCACCCGGACTCCGTGTCCCCTTTCATTATTACCCCCAGTGGCATAGCATTGTACCTTAATGATACCTCTCCATGTCCACCCGCCGGTTCTACCCTTTGGTACGAGCATACTTCTTCAGATGGGAAGTCGGAAGTTCTGAGCGCTGACGAAGTGCTGCATGTTCGTGGGTATTCGATTAACGGTATCATCGGCCTGTCTCCTATTCGGTGGGCAGCATATCAAGCAGTCGGTATTGCTATGGCGACCGAAGAACACGGTGCACGTCTGTTCTCAAATGGTGCCCAAATAAGTAAGGTTTTCAAGCATCCTGGCAAGTTAGGGCAGGTTGCACATGAACGTTTAAAGGATCAATTAAATACCGGCGGGGAGTATGCTGGGGTGTCGAATGCCCATAAATCCCTCCTTCTCGAAGAGGGAATGGATATCACCAAAATCGGTATGACCGCCGAAGAGAGCCAGTTCCTTGATACTCGGAAATTCCAAGTTGAGGATATTTTCAGAATCTATAAGGTTCCTCTAATGCTCGGTGCGGCTGGGGATAAAGCCCCTACTTTCGCCAGTGCCGAACAATTCTTGACCTTATTTAAAGCAATCACAATGCATGAGAATGTCTCCCGGTGGGAACAGGCCATGGACAGGGATCTGCTTTATTCGTCCGAGACAGGTCAATATTGTATCGACATCGACATGGATAGTCTGGTACGGGGCGATGTGGTTGCCAGGGCAACATACCTTAAACACCGGTTCGATATGGCTTCAATATCACCAGATGGCGTCAGGCTTTATGAAGGGGAGAACCCGACCGGAACTGAAGAAGGAAAACAGTATTACCTACAGAGCGGTATGGTACCGGCCAAGATGGCAGGAGTCAAACCACCGCCAGTAAAGAAAGAGGTTACGCAATGAAACACCTTGAGCGGCGATTTTCCCCAATTGTAATCACATTGGATGAAGGGGAGAACCCGACTATGCGCGGCCATGCCGCAGTCGTCAATTCATGGAGTGATGATCTCGGGGGGTTTCGGGAAATGATTTTACCCGGCGCTTTCTCCGAGTGTTTGGCCGACGATGTTCGGGCGTTAAAGAACCATGACTCGAATATGGTTATGGGTCGTACCAAATCCGGGACTCTCCGTATTAAGGAAGACGCTGGTGGATTGGCGATTGAGAACGACCCACCGGATACCACCTACAGCCGTGATTTACAGGTGTCCATGCGGCGCGGCGACATTGATCAGATGAGTTTTGCTTTCTCCATTCTGGAAGGCGGTGACTCGTGGAAGCGGTCTACAGATGGTATGTGGGAACGGACTATTTCAAAGATCAAGAGACTTTATGACGTTTCTTATGTGACCTATCCAGCATACCCGAGCACTGATTGTGCTCTGCGGTCGCTCGAAGCTGCAAAGGCGAAGGACCTACCAGACAACAAGACGTATTTACGGCGGCTCCGGTTGGAACTGGAAGCCGCGTTGTAACACAACAGGACCGCCGTGAGGCTGGCCGAAACTACTGTCGTGATGACAGAAGGAGCACCATATGAGTGCAAAACTTAGAGAGATGTTGGAAAAACGGAATCGTTCCGTGACCGAGGCTCGGGCGCTTGTTGACAAAGCCGAGGCAGAAAAAAGAGAGATGTCCGCCGAGGAAACCGGCCAGTATGATGCACTGCTCAAAGACGCAGTAAATCTCCGGGATAGTATCGACCGGGAGACCCGTCTTCAAGAGGAAGAACGGGCGAATGCGGCTGCGGCGGCTCAGAATGCGGTGCAGAAGCCAAGTACCCCCGATGCTGAGCTTCGTTCGGTGGCGTTTCGCAATTTGCTTCGTACTGGTCAACTGACCGCTGAAGAGCAACGAGCGCTTGTCACCGGGTCCGATACTGGTGGTGGGTTCTTGAACGCCCCGCAAGAATTTGTTCCCCGGCTGATTGCGGCTGTTAAGAATATGACCTTTCTTGAGGGGCTTACGACCGGGTTTACAACTACCAATGTTAATGGTCTTGGTTTTCCGACGCTGGAAACCGATGTCGATGATTTCTCGATGATCACTGAGATCAAGACGGCTCCGGAAGATAGCGCTCTTGCTTTCGGGAAACGCGAATTCAAGGCGCATCCTTCCAGTAAATTGATCAAGTGTTCTGATGCAATGCTCCGGGCGGACGGTATTGATCCCGAGGCCATTGTTATGGATCGGGTTGCCTATAAATATGCCATTTTGAAAGAAAATAAGTATCTGCTGGGAACCGGTAACCAGGAGCCCCTTGGGTTGTTTGTTGCGTCAGCTAAAGGCATCAATACTGATCGGGATATCACACTCGCAGGGACCACGGATTTCACTGCTGATGACATTGTGAATATTAAATATAACATGAAAGCGCAGTATATGACGAAATCTTCATGGCTTTTTAATAGGACTGCTGTTGCTAAACTCGCCAAGGTGAAGGACGGTGAAGGACGGTACTTGTTCGAGTTGACTGATAAGATCGGCGCACTCGATAACCTCAAAGGTTCCCCGTTATACATGAGTGAGTACGTACCGAACACTTTTACCACTGGTTTATATGTCGGTATGTTCGCTGATTTCTCTTGGTACTGGACTCTGCAGTCATTGTCGCTTCGGATCAAGCGACTGAATGAGCTTTTTGCCGCAACTCGCCAGGTTGGTTTCTTGTTCGACACCGAGTTTGATGGGATGCCCGTGCTCTCAGAGGCATTCACTCGAATTAAATGCCTGTAATCTAAATATTATGCACCCTCCGGGGAGCTTTCTGAAGGAGTATTATGAATCTCTCAAAACACGTAAAAGTTACTCAATTGCTCGGATACTTCGCAGCCGGGCAGACCACCAGAAAAGGAGCGGTTCTGGATATGGCCGGATACGAAGGATGCATGTTCATCTTTTCATTCGGCACCATTCTCAACACCGGGACCATTGCTTGCGACATCAATGGTAACACTACTAATGCCACCGGCGGCACCAAACTTGCCGGTGGGGCCACTCATACGGTAACGACCACTACTGCGGCTCTCACTGAGTCGGCTATTGTGGTTGACTTGTACCAACCTGACCCGGCGACCAGTCGATACGTTGAACCGATGATCACTCTCGGTGTGGCTAATACCTTGATTCTCGGAATCGTGGCCATCCAGTACAACGGTAAGAAAAAGCCTGAAATTACCAGTCAACTCTTGGCGGCTTCTGTTTCTGCTTCCCCGGCTGCCGCGTAATCATGCTGGTGAGGATGAAGTCAATCATGGCCGGGCCTCATGGTTCGGCCATGCCTGGACAGGTGGTTGACCTTGAAGAAACCCAGGCACTTCAGCTTATTAACGGCGGGTATGCCCAACCGGTTGTCGAGGTAGCTATGACCGAACCGCCTGAAAATACAGATGCTCGCCCAAAGGCGAAACCACGAGGTAGAAAATGAGTTATAATACATTAGTTTATACCGAACAAGGTGGTGGTAGGCAGGTTATAGCCTCCGGCGGCATGTTCGATGCTCAATTCGGGTCGATTGTTACCGGATTGGTGTTGAACCTGCGGACTAGGGCGACCGCTGCCGAGGTCAATGCGGGACTTACACTGCTTCCGGCTCTGGCCGGGTATAAATACCGGTTGATCGATACAACCATGATCGCTATTGGCGGTAACGCAGCGACGGTGACCACTGTTGATATTCTCGGTACCCAAACGAGCGAAGTGAAGCTCGTTGCGTTCGCGCAAGCACAGTTGACCCGTAGCACCGTGCTCCGTCCGGGGATCACCGGGGCCGCTGTTCTGGCTGACGGGGCGAGTTTTGTGGCAAATGATGCCAACACTGCAGTCCGGGTGTTAAAAACGGGTAGTGATATGGCTACCGCTACCCACGTCGATATCATCTTGACCTACGTTATCGAGGCTGCATGATCCTGAAGCAGTACATACCCCCGGCTGCCGAGCCGATGCATTTAACCGAGGCGAAGCAGCATGTCAAGGTGGGCGGGGTTGTTGATGTAACGACTTTTACTGCCGATGATGCTCTGCTCACGGTTGCAATATCAGCTTGCCGTCAGGCTGCCGAGACGGAACAGTGGCGGGCGCTGGTATTGCAGACGTGGGATCTTTATCTTGACGGTTTTCCTGGCGGTAATGCCATCCGGTTGCCGCTCCCCCCACTCCGGGCTGTCGGGTTCGTGAAATATACCGACAGTTCCGGAGTTATTCATGATTTTACGGACTTTACCGTTGATCTGGCGAGTGAGCCTGGTCAGATAGTCTTGAATTATGGTTGCTCCTGGCCGTCGGCCACATTGGCCCCGAGTAATCCGGTCCATATCCGGTTCCAGTGTGGGTATCTGGTGCCGTTTACCAAATCCGGATCGACGGTCAGCATCCTGAACAGCCCGTTCGTTGTCGGGGATCGGGTGCGGTTGTCGGTATCGGGTGGGGTGCTCCCGGCCCCGCTTGCTGTATTAACCGATTACTTCGTCACGGCTACCGGCTTGTCGCTTACTGCGGGTGGCGCCGATGTGGTCATTACGGCGGCAGGAACCGGGTTGAACTTTATCGGGGAACTGCCGGCCAGTACAATGATCGGGATGAAATTGATCCTGACCGACTTGTATGAAGAGCGGGGTGACACGGTTATCGGCCGGTCAACCAACTCGTTGCCAATGACACTCCCCCGGGCGGCTACTCATTGGTTCGCCATGGACAGCGCGAGGCACTTCTGATGGCAATACCCGGTAACAGTCTCAGAGCTTGGACACCACCCGGTAAGCGTAACCGGATTATTATGATCCAGAGTGAGGTTGCCACGGGGGAGACCGATGCACACGGTGGGGAAGTTAAGGCATGGACCGATTTCACTCCTGGTGGAGTGTGGGCTTATGTGCGGCCACTTAGGAGCCGGGAATTGATCGCGGCACAGGCAGCACAGAGTTTGACGGAGGTTATCTTCAATATCAGTTATGTTGCGGGCATAACCGCGGATATGCGGATCGTTTATAACGGTAAGAATTATGATATTACCGATCCGATCGATGTGGACGAAGCGCGGCGAGAGCTTGACATTATGGCAAAAACAGGGTTGAGTGAAGGGTAACAAGGAGAGGATATGGCAGAGTTGAAAGTAGAAGTGGGCGTGGAAAAAGCGATTCATAATGCTGTCAAAGATTTTGCCGAGCATGTTTTGGACAAACACGGGGTTCGACTTGATCAAATCGATATCGAGTGGACTGGTGGTTCACTCGATCGCATGAGTACGGTGGTTCAGCAGACTTCTTTGAAGACAACAAGGTCTCAAAAGTAGATGGCTAGCTTCGAGGCGGGTCTAAAGACCTTGCTCGGGAACCTCGTGTCGGGCCGATGTTATGCTCTAGTCAACGAGTCACCGACCATAGTTTGCCCGTATATCATCTTCCAGGTGGTTACGGAAACGAAGTTGGTTCAAGGGCAGAAGAAGCTACGGTTGCAGATCGACGTTTACGGTAAGACTTATACATCAGCCAAGACCACGGCTGACGCAGTACAAGCAGCAATGGATGGCCCAACTTTTGCGACGTCGTTCATTATGCAACAAGACCTCCGGGAGGAAGTAAGTAAAGAATATCGAGAACTTCTCGAATATTACGTCTGGCCATAGAGCCAGGATAACAAAAGGACTGTCGCGATGACAGGCCGGACACTTACTGTCGTGAAGACAGAAAGGAGTAGTACCCATGGCAGAAGATACAGTTTGGAAAAACGTTGCGGTCAGTATTGGTTCCCTCGGAACCGCTCTCACCATTACAGCGATCACCAAAGCAAGTCCTGGTGTCGCTACATCGGTCGGTCACGGCCTCAGTAACGGCGATTATGTGTATCTTGCCACGCAAGGTATGCGCCAAGTCAATCAGAAGGTTGTTCGTGTTGCAGGCGTAGCCGCCGACACCTTCCAACTCGAAGGAGTTGATACCACGGATTACGATACCTTCGTATCCGGGACAGCAAAAGAGGTGACCTACAGTACCTCTATGTCTTCCGCAATTTCGGTCGATGCCGCCGGTGGCGAATTCGACATGATCCCCACTACCACCATTCATGCCGCTCAGAAGAGCGAGGTTCCCGGCCTCCCATCGGCCATCAGTTACAATATGGACCACAAATGGGACCCCACTGATGTGGCTCAAGCTACAATGAAAGCAGCTTCCGACATCCAAGCGATCAAAGGTTTCAAGTTCCAATTTGGTTCAGGCGGTAAGATCCTGGTGCTCGCCGGGTATATTGGTTTCTCCAATGCTCCTGGTGGTTCAGCTCAACAGCTTGTTACCTGCCGGTCGGTTATTACGACGCTCGGAACCACTACCTTCTACGCGAGTTAATCCATGATCAAACTTAACCTAGATCCGACTTTCGACGCCGAGGTTCCAATTACCGTACCAGGTCAAGCGGAACCCGGCACGATCCCTTTGACCTTTAAGTATCGGGGCCGGAAGGAGTACCTGGCTTGGTTGGAATCCAATAAAGAAGAAGCCAAGACCCAGACTGAAGTCTTCCTTGAGTTTGTTACAAAATGGGGCTTGTCGGAAGACTTCAATCCGGCGAACATTGAGATCTTTCTGGACCAGTACCCGGCAGCGTATTTCGATATTATTAGTGATTACTCAAGGTTGCTGTTCGAGAGTAGGGCAAAAAACTAGAAGCTGCCGCCGTTGCCCTTGTAGGCGGCGGCAGCGAAGATAAGGCTGAAGATCGAGCGAAGAAGCTCGGTGTGCCTCTTGAACTGGTAATGGAGGCGGAAGGGTTTAAGAAGTCGGATCACGACGGAATCTATCCGGATAACTGGCAGACGGTAGGAGTGTTTCTTGATATGCTCACTCAATGGCGAACAGGGATGAATGGAGCAACCGGGCTTGACTACACTGCCCTCCCTGTGGTCTTGAGAATCAGGAAGGTTGCACTTGCCGAGCGAGAGGATGTTTTTAATGGTCTGCAGGTAATGGAACGAGCGGCACTCACACACATGAGGCGGAAATGAGCGGCGGAATCCTAAATGCTGAAGCGTTTGTCGATATTGAAGGGTTTGATATCGGCCTGGATGAGATCATTATGGACATTGACGCTCATGAAGTCAAGGCGGTTGCCGCAACTGTTCGCGATAAAGCTCAAGCCACCAGTGCTTTCATTGATCGTAGCGGTAAACTTCGAGATAGTATCACCATGCGCAAGAGTAAGTTTGAAGATGGTGGATATATCGTCGTTGCCAAAGATCCTAAAGCTCACCTTATAGAATGGGGCCACGTTAAGATACTATGGGGTAAGATCACCGGGGAGCGTGTCCCGGCTAAATCTTTCATGCGTAAGGCGTTGGAAGAAACCGTAAGCGAGTTGGGTGGCTGATGGCGATTACGCGGAAAATAAAGGGTATCTACATTCCGGTTAAGCTGGATTCCACTCAGCTTGCCAAGGATACGTTGAGAGCCAAGCAGATTGTCACCGAGTCGGCTAAGTCGATGTCGGACGCTCTCAATAATGCTTTCACCCCCGGTCAAATCAAGGGTAATATCAATGCTCTGATTGCCAATCTCGGTACCCTTGCCCGTTCTCAGGGGCTTGTCAAAGAATCGTTTCAATCTATCGGTGTTGCTCTTGGTGATCTACAGCGATTGACGGGCACCACCGGCGGGGAGTTTATCCGGTTGCAGCAACGGATGATGGAAACCCAAGCGGCGAAGGCCCAGGAAAACGCTCTTCGGTCAGTTTCTACCGCCATCGGCGCTACCCGTCAGGAAGTCCAGGAACTCGGAACACAATTCGGTTTATCGGTCGCGCAGATCGATAAAGTCACTCTCGCCCTTCACGGTGAGGAGAAGGTGGTTCAGTCTCTTGCACAGCGGATCAGAGAACTTAATACCGCCAAACCGATTGTCAATTACACCACCATGGCCAGCAGTGCCAGTACTGGACTAAATACCCAAGCCCAAGCTGCAACCCAGGCGTTTTCAAAAGACCTTGTGGCTTTGTCTGGAAGCGCGGAAATTGCCCGTCGGTCTGTTGATCTTCTTGAACTCGATATGGTAGCTCTGAGCAGAACGACCGGTCTTACTGCCGCTCAGATCACCATGTTAAAATCTCGTTTTGCAGCAACTGCCGGCGAGAAATCACAAGAACAGGCTCTTCAGAACATTGCTCGATCCGCTGGACTTGCTGAAAAAGAAATGCGGGCGCTCGGTAGACAGATGGGTGTCTCGCAGGCGTCAATTGATAAGGTTGCTACCAGCATGAACACCCTCGGTAAATCCACCGAGTTCAGCATGTCGAAGTTCAAGGATATGATCATCACGGTTGGAATCTACACCGTGGCTTTTCAAGCGTTCAGTGCCGTAACCAGCGGAATCACGAACGAGTTTAAGAGGGGGTTGAAAGCGGTCGAAGACTTCGACCTCGCCGTTGCCACCAGTGCCGCTTTTATTGCCACATTCTCAAAGAATCTGAAGGGCACTGATATTGCCGGGGTCTATGATCGTGCGGCAGGGTATGCCGGAAGGTTGAACGAGAAATTGGAGATGATCGATACCCAGACGATTGCTTCCGGTAAACATCTGCAAACCATGTCTGAGACGTTCATCCAGCATGGTGTTCTGCTCGACATCAATAACCAGAAGCAAGTCGAAGGCTTTACGAACATTGCCACGGCGTTGGCAATGGTCACGGCCGGCCAGAATCAAGATGTACAGGTACGGCAGGAGATCAATGCTTTGATGCTCGGTCAGGTCCGGGCGACTGACCGGCTCGCACAGCTGCTGATGAACATCGACCCGCAACTCAAGAGTCATCTCAAGACCTGGCGGGAAGAAGGAACGGTTATTGAGAACGTCGGTGAACTGCTTAAAGGGTTCGCCTCGAACACCGGCACCCTGCAAAACCAGTGGGTGACGGTAGGCAGTACCATGGAAACGATCCATAATCGAATCCTTCGCGACGCCTTCCGCCCGATGTTTGAGGATCTGATCAAGCTCGCCAAAGCGCTGAATTCATCGCTGATGGATTCCGAGGGCAACCTGACATATATCGCCATCGGTATTCAGAATATCATCAAGGGGATTTACGAGTTCAGCAAGGTGGCGGCTAAAGCATCTGTAGACGCTGGAAAGCAGATGGTTGCTGGTCTCCCCGTGGTTGGGCCGATCGTCAACGCTCTGGGGTTGATGGAGAAACTGAACTCCCGACATCAATTTCGGCATTATAGATTCTTTGAAAGCCGAGGCCGCCGAACTTGCCCGCTTGCGCAATATGGAAGACCCATGGATGCATAATGCGCTGGTCGCACCGGAACTGAAACCTCATACAGGGAAAGAATATGAAAGCAAGGCCAGTGACCTGAATGCCGCGCTGCAGGCCGAAGTGGAATTGATTAAAGCGGCTGAAGAGAACAAGCTTGCGGTCATCAGGACTTATAGCGACCAGATGCAGCAGCTCAACCAGAACGATTACGATCTTGGTTTATCGTCGTACTCTGACTACCTGGAAGAGAAGAACGCTCTTACCCAACGGTCACTTGCTGCCGAACTCGCCGCCAAAGAAACCGAACTCGCCGCTGCCCGCGATGCCGCCGCCAAACTATCCCCAATCACCGATAAGGAAGGTAACGCCCGTCCGGACAAGGACGCCAAGGCCCATGCCGACGCCTTAAAGAAAGTCGAGGACGCTGAGCGGGGTGTCACTGAAGCGGCCAACAAGCTGACGCAAGCACAAGTTGAAGGCTCACATGCTGCGCAAGTTGCCAACAAGGAGTTGACTGACAGTTACCACGAGTTGCAGGCCGAATTGCTGGAGATGACCGGCAGGCATGTCGAGGCCGCACAGTTGATGCTCAAGTATGATGATGAGGCTGTTGCCAAGCAGCATTTGAGCGTGGAAGAGCAGCGGGTTGCGGACATCAAGCGTCAGATCGCTCAACAGAAGATCACCGAACTCAAACGGCAGGATCTGGCTACCACCAAGGAAGCGGCTCTTGCTCTGGCCGAGATCGATGGTCAGTACTACAAGTCGCTCGACCTGCAGACCGAGCTTCTTGATATTGAGATGCAGCGAACTGACTTGCTGCCCGCACAAATCGAACTCCTCAAGAAACAGCGGGAAGAGATCGAGCGGATGAAAGATCCGATGGACGCATGGGCCAAGGGGTGGGAAGATGTGGTTGAGCATCAGAAGACCTCAAGCGAGTTGATGTATGATTTGGCTAGGACTACGGCGCAGGACATGCAGCAGGCGTTTTCGGACACTTTCTTCAATGTGATGAAAGGAAACTTCGAGGACATTGGGGATGTCTGGAGTAACCTGTTGGACCGGATGCTCGACAATTTCCTGCGAATGATCGCTGATATGATCGCCGCCTGGGCCGCGTCTGAATTGTTCGAAATGTTCACCGGAACCGAATCGGGCTTCACCTTCGCCGGGGCGCTCTCCGGGAAGAGTGGTGGGACGGGGGGTGCAGTTGCCGGGATCGTCGGAGAGCTCGGTAAAGAATATATCTCTCAAGGGATCAAAGAGTCTGTAGCAGCGTATTTTACCTCATCTGCTGCGACGGCAGCCAGCACATCCACCAATCTGGCACAAGGGACTGCGACTCCGGCGATACTCGATGCGGCGGCTAATTCTGGTTCGGGTTACAGTTCTCTGCTTGGCACTGCTGGTGGGGTGATCGGAGTAGCGGGCGGCGGATACGGTATGTACTCCGGGGTACAGAATATCTCGAAAGGAAATTATGCTGTCGGGTCGGTACAAACCGGCCTCGGTGCGTATTCTACTTACCAAGGCGCTGTCACTCTGGGCCTGATCGAGAAAGGGACCGCAACCGCTGCTTATGACGCTGTGGCCTCGTATTTCGCAACTGAGGCGGCAGGAACAGCCACTACGACAGCCGCAGCTACGACTGCTGGCACCAGCACTGGTGCAACCGCCGGGTTAGGTGCCGGTGCTACGCTCGGTATAGGCGCTGCCCTCATGGCTGCGGTTGCCATGATCGGCCTCAATCAGATGGCGAACAATGTACCGACCCGGAATAGTCTTGGTCATACCGATCCTTCACAGCTCGGAGGTATCGGTCTCAATGGCGGTTTGTCCAATATCTCCAAGGAGCAGGTTGCGATTGCTGACGAGCTTGGAATGAAGATTAAACAGTTCGGTGCCGCCTCCATTGATACCGCAAATGGGGTGATGGTTGCAACCACGGCTCTTGCTGGACCGCGAGGTTTTGCCGAAGGCACCGAATTTGCGCTGAACACTTGGGATGAATCAACCCAGACTTGGTACAAAGGGGTTAAAGACAACCGGCACATTTGGGATGATATGCTTACCGAGATGTCCGCACTCAAACCGGCTTCCGAGGCTGCCACCATTGCCAACGCCCAATTGATCGCGTCTCAGCATGGTCTTGCCACCGTGGCTGACGAACTTGTGATCGCCTATAATGCCGGGGCTGGTAGTGCTCGTTTTATGGCTGATGCTCAGGTCCAGTTGACCGCTTTGATGGAAGCGGGCGTCATCACCATCAATGAGACTTCCGGAGCCTGGGAGGCACAGACAGGCCTGTACAGCGACATGGTTGATGAGATGAAACGGGTTGCCCCGGTCACCGAATCGGCCATCCAATCAACTGCTGAGTACATTGCGACCGCTCACGGCGTACCGCAAATGGCCGATGAACTCGCCGCGGCGTTCGCTCTTCTTTCCGGCGGGCTCTCTGGGCTTGGTGGTGCTGCGGGTGGTGCGGTCAGTAGTATCTATTCGGCACTGGCCAGCTTGCAGAATCCGTACCTCAGCGGCGGTCGTGATAACGCTCAGGATATACGAGCCTACATCGATTCGAACGGCAAGGCCCCATACACGCCTGAAGGTTACACTCCGACCGAATATATGGTTGGTACCAGTGACCCGAAGAAGAAGTATACGTACGCCACGTATGACGGCGCCATGGCGGACGGCGGCGATATTGGGCCGGGTCGATGGGGGATGGTTGGTGAGGCGGGTCCGGAGATCATTTGGGGCCCTGCACATGTCACCAGCACGAAAGACACCGGCAGTTTGATGCAGTCCAATAAAGAGATGCTGTCGGCAATTTTTATCATGGGACGGAACATAGCAAGGATGAGTGAAGAGATCCAGACTATCAATAATCTTGGTATCAAGCAAAGGGACTCATGAAAGTAATCGTCCCTCATGAGATCGACTTGATCGAGACGAACGTTCTGGCGGATCCCGCTGAAGAGTGGGACCGGACGACTACCTACGGTGTTGGTGACATTCGCAAAGTAACCGCCGGGTTGTTGATGCCGGGCAGTTTGGAAATGCTTCCGGACCTTTTGATGTTCGCGGCGCCGACACCTCATACCGTCTACAAGAGCCTGCGACCGAACAACCTGAACCGGTTCCCGGCTGACTACCTGGAGCCGGTTGTCGAAGAAGGCACCAGCGCGACGAGCATTGTGGTTACCGGGGCCGCGTCGATCGTTACCGGGACCAGCGCGACAACAGTAACGATGGCTGCCGGTCAGCTGGTATTCACGACTCAGACGGGTAAGGGTTTTGCCGCCGGTCAGCCAATAACCATCAAGAAGACCGCAACGCCGATCAGTTTCAACATGCTGGCCGAAGTCTTGAGCTATGTCACCGGCACCGGTGTTCTGACGGTCAACGTCTATCAGGTTTCAGGAACCGGTGACCACGCGGGCTGGACGATCACCGCGGAGATCCCCTTGGTCGGCAATGCCCGGACATTCATCACTCAGACCGGCAAGAGCTTCTTCCCCGGTCAAGTGGTTGAGATCGCCAAAGCGGCGACACCTCTTTCGGTAAATATGACCGGGGAGGTTACCGCTTACGACATTGCAACCGGATCAATGACGGTCGAAGTCAACAGCACCACTGGCGAAGGAACGCATAGCGCCTGGGTAATCAAGACCAAGGATGAAAAAGGGTATTGGGAAGTGGTAAGGACCACGAACCAATGGGCTATGTGGAATCAGTACCTTTATGAGTACACTGAGAACGACGGTGAGATCCATTTCAAGCTACGGACGAATCGGGCGGACCACTCGGTTTTTTATGGCCTGGACGCTCAGATCCTGAAGCAGATAATGTGGAACGCTGAACAGACGGAAATCCTTTGGGAAGACGAGATAAATCTGATTTACAGCAATCCTCTTACGCAACCTACGGATTGGTGGGAGTACTACTATGGTGAGGCCGGACAGACAAATGAGGTAATGCGGGAATTCGGCGTTGCTCCGTATGAAGGGGTGCTTGAAGTTCGGATCATCAACACCGCTTCGAAAGCAAAGTGCGGCGACATGGTTCTTGGTAGGGCTTTCTATTTAGGTGAACTGGAGCTCAATCCGGAAGCAGGCATCATTGATTACACATTGCCGAAGGAAGAGGAAAATGGTCGTATCACTCTGAAAGAAGGTTATTGGGCTAAAGAGAATTCCCTTCTGGTTCGTGTTCCCGCGGAGAGAGCTGATGCAGTGTATAAGACTCTCGCTTCACTCCGGGCGACACCTGCGCCGTATATTGGTGATGATGAACCGGATGGCTATGAGGCGTTTAAGCTTCTTGGTATCGCGCAACGCTGGAGAATCGTTTTTCATTCAAGTAAGTATATCGGTTTAAGCATTGACCTAAAAGGATTCGTATGACCGCAATCAATCTAACCCCTGTTACCCTTGTGGATGTTCAGAGGGTACCAAGCAAGCAGAACCAGAGAATGTTCGCCCAATTCGCTGATGAGTTCAATGCCACAGTGATACCTCGACTGGCGGCGGAACTGGCGGCGAATGTTCCAGAGCTGAACAAGCTTGTTGCCGGTCTTCATCTAGCTGTGGCACTCGACGCCTATAACCCTGCAACCACCTATAACTTTCCCAACGCCGTGGCTTGCGCAGACGGGTATCCGAGATACTGCGTCGGTACTGAGGTGTCAGGCGATGACCCTGTAGTAAACGCGAATGGCAATTGGGTTAACCCGTATCAATTGCAGACAGCGGTGATGGCGGCATATGCTCTTTTGGACTCACCTGATTTTGATGGTGCCCCAAAGTGCGATACCGCACCTTCGGGAACAAACACCCGGCAAATAGCCAACACCGCTTTTGTGCAGAATGTGGCAAACGGGCTGGTGAAACAGGGTGGGGGAATAGGACAGGCCGGTAATAAAATTGAGATTGGGTGGTCTGGAAGCCGGTTAAAGGCGACCATTGATGACACGTTTGATGTTGGGAATTTAACGTCAGATTCAATGCTCAATACCCTATTCCCCGGCTCTGTTTCCAACAAGATTCAGAAGTTCTCAAATGGGATCACTCTTCAATGGGGAACGGCTGTATCAAGCGCGGTAGCATTTGGGGCAACGACGGTAACCTTTACCACTCCTTTTACAACATGCTTCGGGGTTATCCCGGTAGTATATGGACCTAATCAACCGAATGTATTGCGGACATATTGCTGGTTGAACGGCCTTCCTTCGGCGACTTCTTTCAGTTTCGGGGCGCAACAAGCAGGGGATCAGATATTCTGGATCGCTTTAGGGTATATCGCACCATGAAAATTACTCGTCATCAGGTAGAAAAAATATTGGGCCTCAATGAATGGTTGCCTACAGATCAGGAGTACTTGACTGTTGATGCAACTACCATGCAGAAGATGATAGATATGTTCCCTGATCCCTTTGGGTATATTAAAGGTTTACACCCGTGCTCGGATATCGCAATGGGTGTCATAGTGCGAATCAATGAATGGCGGGCAACGAATATCATTACTATCCCGGAAGATGAACACCTGCATTGGGCGGTTGGGCAAATCCTTATCAGTAAATGGCGTGGGATAAAACAAAAGCATCATGCTAATTTTTTTATAGATCACGACCTGGTGTTGTGGCATTTCGATATGCAAATTAAACAAATGTGGAGAGCGGATGAGAGCGATGATAAGAGATTTTTTGCTATTATGTAGCATTCCGATTCTGCTGTTCGGGTGTTCTGGAAAGTCCTTACAGGATCAATCAGCCGATGTGGAAGCACAGCAGACACTTACTTCCGGGGAAGGGGTTACTTGGGAGAGTCAGAAAACGATATCGAACTCCAATTTCACCGAATTGTTTGGGCGGTTCTGCGGGGATGCCACAACTTGGCCGTGCTATGGCGGCCAGGCGGGCGGCGGGTCTTATATTCGGCTTCGGGGGGCTTCCGGTTTCTACAATCAATTGTCGGCCGGGAATACCGCAGCGAACCGGACATTGATACTGCCGATTGATGCTCTTCCGTCCGGCGCGAACACCAGACTATTCAATGTGAATAGCTCCGGTCAGATGGCCCTTATCGACCCTGCAATGTTCGAACCCGCATTAACCGCTGCAAGTCAAGCCGAAGCCGAAGCCGGAACGGAAACCGCCTTACGCTCATTCTCACCATTACGAATTAAACAGGCTATCGATGCCCTGGCGGCTGGCGGCACAGGCTCAAACGATGCCGCAGATATCCTTCTTGTTGATGCCGGGACATTTTTCCCAACTGATAATACCGAGGCGGCGCTTCAGTATATCATGGCGAATCTCGCTCCTAAAGTAGGGGCACAGTTAACCGGTGCCGTCTCTCTCCCTCCTCTTGCTCAGACGCTTGAAGTCGAAGGGGTTATTGTAGCGGATGAAGACGGGGAGAACGGTGTTGAGCTGCTAGAAAATACCGTCGAGAAAGACTTTTCCGGTAAAGGTGGTATGCAACTTGGGCCTAGTGGGGTGAGTATCCATCAGCCTGGTACCGACCCGTTATATTTTGACAATATCCAGCGTCGTAACGACCCTGCATCTGCATTCAATATTCTAAGTTGGAACGACTTTAAGTTCAATGGTTCAAACGTTCTCAACGATTCCGGGGCTGGATCAGTCGACGAGATGTGGTCCAGCTCTAAAATTGCGATAGAGCTTGAAGCTCTGAGGGTATGGGCATCAGCTAATTTCGGCGGAAGCGGGGGTGGAACAGGAGGCTCGGCTTTCGCAACCCTCGGAGCAGCTCCATATTCGAACGTAACCTGTACCGCCTCTGCTTACTATGGGACCGATTTATACCTCTGTCTCGATGGGTATTACACCAGGAAAATAGCAACAACGGCGCATAGCAACGTCTACACGCCATCTACGTTACCCTCCCTTAACGCTGCAAGCGGTTATGCTACATCGCTCCAACGCCTTTACGTCTTTGCGGAGAACTCCGGAACTACCGCCGATGACCTGTCAACAGCCAATGCAACAGCAACGGTAAGCACAGGTATATGGAGCACCAGGGGCGTGTCTTTTAGTACAAACGGTAATAAGGTTACTTTCCCGCTTGCCACAATTGGCAGTAGCGGAACGATAATGATCGCTTACACTTCATTGGGGCAATCCGGGCAGTGTTTAGACCCTACATCAGATTATGCTAAATGGTTTTCCACATCCCCCGGAGCAACGGACCAATGGATGTTACAGCGGTTAAACGACACCAATATTGCACTTCTAACATCCCCCACGTTAGCAACCAATATGTTTGTGGGTACTGATCTGTACAGTCAGGTGCGTCACGTTTTGACACTTACATGGGATGATACCGCCAATATCGTCAAAGTTTATCTTGACGGGGTACTGAAAGATACCGAAACTGGAGCGTTCGCTATATCGATTTCCGACACGACGATGATTCTTGGCAACCGTGAAGCTGGAGACCGCGAAGGGATGGTGGAGATGGAATGGTACGGGCAATGGTCAATCATCCAACCACTTGCCGCTATCGAGTCGTTGAGCGCAAACCCATACCAGCTTGTTACTAACCCGCCTAGGAGTTGGTAATATGAGGTACTTGTACATAATATTTATCCTGCTTTTAGGTCATCAGGCTCCGGCAGCAACGCTTGTTGACCTTGACTTTAACAATGGTTCATGGGCGCCGCTATCTAAAGACTCGTGGTGGAGTTACACGCCGAATGAAGGCACCAACGGGACTGGCGGGATGCGTCTTTTTATCACCCACGCTCAGACTGCGGGGCATCCTAATAGATCATTAACTTTTTCCAACAATACTGCTGGATTACAAGATTTCTGGATAGAATTTGATGCCAAGGTTTCCCCCCATGCGACGGGGGGCAGTAAATTTGTAAAGTTTTTCGGTAAATTGGACAGCGGAACCGTAGGGAATAACATGACGATGGCTTTGCAGTATACCAGCATGTTGCAAAATAGGGTGTCCTATAGAGGGGATACCCTATGCGCCGATACCTGGGACGGCCCGATAGCTTATCCGTCGTCTGATTGCATACCACACTCAACGTACAATACTACGACGGCCACAGGCGGGAGTATTGATATCCGCGGCAGCGCGTACCACCACATAAAGATGCATGTTAAAAGAGCAACCCAGGGAACCAGGAATGGCACCACGAAAATTTGGCACAACGGCGTTTTAGTCGGGGATGTGTCTGACCAAAACACGAATCCATACCCCTACGGGGATTCTACAGAATTCCAGGAAATAACTTTCGGTGGGTACGTCGATCCCCCAAATTTCACCGGCGCTGATTGGTATATGTGGATTGACAACCTTTATATCGGCACGACAGAGAAGAACGCAACGCCTCCGCCTGGACCTGTTTTGTCAAATCCAATCCCGACCACAACGCTCCCGGCAGGCACCGTTTCAACAACGCTTGGCATTACCACCAGTGTAAATGCCACCTGTAAGTATTCGTTATCACCAGGAACGGCTTATCCCAATATGAACTATTTCACCACCGGGGCCGGAACGACAACCCACACAGCGACCATTAACAACTTAGTTCCAGGGCAAAACGCTCCATATTATGTCCGATGCGCAAAGACTAGCGATGGTGAACAAAACGACACGGATTATCAAATAAATATCGCGGTAGCCAACAATTACTCGACACTGACTGTCACGAAATCCGGGACCGGGACCGGTACAATTACATCATCCCCATCAGGGATCAACTGTGGAACTGTTTGTTCGGAAAGCGTCTTGCAAAACACCGTCAAAACTTTGACGGCTAATCCAGGTAGCGATTCAGCCTTTACAGCTTGGACAGGGTGTGACTCAGTATCGGGCAATACCTGTACAAAAAACAATGCTTATTCGTCAACCGCAAATGCGCAGTTCACCAGTAGATTGCCCATTCTTTGTACAGAACAAGATTTTTGGGCTTGCAATTATACGGAATGTTTAGCAATTAATGAGAATTATTGGGAGAATGCTTGTAGGAATATCCCGGCTCCTGACGATATGATCGGGGCAGACTTATCTACCAATGGTGATTTCGACGAATGGCTAGATGGTTTGCCCGTTGGATGGATAAGTGATAATACCACAAGAATAACCCAATCTTATGGAGGGGTTCAATTAGATGGAGCCGGTACAAAGATCTGTCAGACATTTCCCGACTTCGGAGCTTTCCGGGAAGCCATTAATGTGCGGAGCATAACTGGAACTGCTAAACTGACAACGCTGAATTCCACAGTGACTTTCTCTACTCCTGGAACCAAATCACACGTCGTGCAGGATACACGAGTTTGTTTGGAAGTGGTTTCCGGCAGCATTGTTGTTGACGATTTTGTTCTGAAACGGTATGAAAGTACAATAAGCACGGAAACGCCGCCTGCGGTATTTCGGGCAAATGGCAAGGGATTAAACTTTTAGGAGTAATAGATATGGAACTCACAAGAGACGCAGCGGGGCAGAAGATACAACTCTTTGTTTGGCAACCGGGGAGAGTAGCTGTAACAGAGGGGCCGCTTGTCAGTCCTAAAGCTGTCTACTGCGTTGTCGCAGGAACCATCGTGATCACCTGGCCCGATGCCAGTGAGAGTACTCGTGCTATGACGGAAGGCGAGTGTTTCAGTCTCGAAGGCAGCTCAAGTGTGGCTATAACGAGCGGCACATACGATTGGATGGCATGATATGCTCGGGCTTAGATTACGACTGAGCAGTAATCACGGTCTACCGCGCACCCCAGGCAGTCGCGGGCCTGTTGGAGTAGAGCTATCAACTGTCTATGAATCAAGATGGTTCAGGCCGCGTGTTGGTCCGTTCACTATTCCTGTGGGCGCTGAGTTATTCCTTAACGACGAATGGCTCCCACCCGGAAGTTATTTGTGGGATGGTGGGGATGTGCTGCCTGCTGATGAGCTGGAATTTTTGGCTACGACCGAGAGCGGTTTGATTGATACTATCGGCTTATCAATCAAAAATATCGGCTCAGAATCTGGCAGTTTGCAATGGATGGGACTGCGTAACCTTTTCGGCCCGTATGCGTTTTTTGCCCAAGCTCCAGCCGGAAGCATGTTTGTTAATAGCGATGGGTCGATGCTGCTGGCCTCAGACTTCTATGGGTCGAAAGGGTGGGACGGAAACAAAATAAGCGGAACAGACAAGACCATATATATCAATGGTCGGATCAACTTCAAAGGAAGTGATGGAGTTTATTATTCCAGCCACTATGACACCACGGCAAAACGCGGTTGGATCGTAGAGTGCTCAAACGGATATAGTTTTGCAAAAATCCAGGAATATTATAACTCGACATTTGAGAAAGACGTTGGCGAAAGCATAAGCGTTGTTTCCTGGAATTTCACCGAGGATAAGAACGGCAATATTTGGACAGGTGAATACGGTCTCGGCACTCCCTTAGAATTGTCATCCGCCGTTTTGTGGCGGAAAAGAAACGGCACCTGGGAGAATGTAATAGTATTTGACGGGGCAAACGGGACCATCAAGGAGCGGCATGTTCATTGGGTTTATTATTGCCCCCATCAGGATAAGTTGTATGTGGCTCTCGGTGATAACGATAACGGCATCCTGTATCTGCCGGGGAGCAAACTCGATCAAGAGGTAATCACTTCTTCCGATTTTGTTCGCTTCAGGCCATACAATACTTCATGGCCGCTTGCGACCGGAAAAATGTGTGTGGTGCCGATAACATCGGACGCAAATTACAGATATGCCAGTCTCGACATTCACGTTGATGGAGCAAATAACAGAGCCATACTCCGTTGGGCTGATGATGATGCGAATATCTCGGAGGTTGTCTATGAAGAAAGTTACACCACAGGGGCTTATGGGGTTTTAGCGTGGTGGGCGCACTCTTATAACGGGGTGGTGGTATTCTCTTATGCTGTGGAGGGTACGACAGGCGAGAATAAAATAGTTTTTTCCGGCGACCAAGGCGAGACATGGACCGAGAGAATAACGTCGAACAAAACTAATGCCGCTGGTGGTTTGCGGTCAGCGTTTCTACCATCCTACTATGACACAACGTGGGCCGGGATATACGCTGGCGGGGCGGCATGCGTCGCCGATGATAGGCCTGTCGTTGGAAGAATTGGCACCGGGAGAATAAGTATCAGTCCGACTGGGTTTGATTATTCCCTCGGCTCTGAGGGCTATCCGCTGAAAAATCACGATTTTCTTCCAGCGCTATTATCCGACAATAAAAACGTCAGGTTTAACGGGGAGTTTACTCAGCCTGTCGCGGTTAATCTGTCGGGGTGCAAGCTCTCTGGCGGCAAATTCAGTGGAACCGCAGTCGGTGTGGCCGCAGGACTATCCGAAACTTTCGAGGCATTGCAGGCCAGTTGGACGTTCACATCTACTGCCGGAGCGTCGGCGGAATCAACCATCGTTGCATCGGGATCACAATCAGCAAAAATACTGACTGCCGATGGAACGAGTAATCCAAAGATATACAAGTACTATTATTTTTGCGACAGTGGGGATGTATCCCACATAAAATTCAAATACTACCTCGCCGCCAATGTGGTCGCGAACGGTAGATTTAAAATGGCTCAAATAAACGGCAGTAGCACCAGCAGATATGAAATTTACGTTCGAGGAGCAGGGGCAAGTTTTATCCAAAATGAATTGACCTTGGCCGAAACCAGCAGGGCTGCTCTGTGGATGCAATCAGGGTATACGGTGCCAGATCTCCCCGGAGTCGTAATATCTGCCGAGGAATGGCATGATATTGAGCTGATCATCGGGGGGCATGTCGATGAGGGCTATTTCAAAATACTGGTTGACGGAAAACTGGCTGCTCATGTAGTAGGCCAAACTCTCGCCACAGCCGCAGAGCGTTTCAGTTATTTCAGCCTTGAGGCATACGGCAGTGCCAACAGTTTCTATGTCGATGAATTCCAATCGTGGAAGAACACCGAGCCTGCTGATTTAGGGTCGTTGAATATTGCTGGCAGTGGAAATCTCGTATCTGCAATAACTGCCTCCGTCAATCCTGTTATCAATAATGCAACAACGACTCGCTTTGCCAGTATGCTGCTCAGGGACATGACTGGCGATGCTTTCGAGACAACAGGCGATACCTCTGTTAAAAACTCAATTTTTACTAATATCACCGGAAACGATATTGTTGACAATGGCGCAACTGTCACGGTTGCCGGGAATTTTACCGATGGCGATGGCGACCCGCTCATAGATCCGGCTGGAAGGCTCACCGCCACATCTATTTGTATTGGAGCAGGAATCAACCCATTTGTCCAGGCAGACGGCGATCAGTACGACGCAGACGGTTACAAAATCTATGCTGCAACTCTCGGTATCCCAGAAGGCCAATGGATCGACGGTGTTGATATTGGGGCGTATGCCTATGGCGGCGGGGACAAGGTTTATCTGCCACTAACGGTTATTTCAGGCACAGGCCCTAGTGATTGGGTAGTTAAGCTCCCTGCTGCTCCTGATATCATCAATATTCTTGGACTCGACTCAATTTATTATGATGCCAGTGCAGTGCCGAAAGAAATCACATGGGCAACGCACACTGATAATGGTTTGATCCGCTTTGGCAGCAAAGGCGCAGTGTGTTATGCGGTTATGCAGGATGCGGCGGCAATAGTCAAAATTGACAGATATATTGGCAACTGACCGTGATTGATAAGAAACTACAATTAACCAAAATTAAATTATGAAATGTAAAGTAAGAGGCACATCAAGCGGAGAACACGGCACCCCTGTTGATTTCGTTTTTACATTTAACGGGGTTGAGACAGTGTTTACAATCACGACGCACTCAGAAGAAGCCACGGAGCAGGCGCTTACCCAGGCGGGGGAGCACATAGTCAATCAAGACGGAACATATTGGGAATGGTGAGAAATGAAGAAAATAGTAATAGCTGCGGCCATTTTTTTTATGTCCGTGCAACTGAGCTTTGCCGACAAGCGGATAACCGATCTTACGGCACAAACCGATGCGATTTCAGCAAGTGATCTGATACCCGGCGTTGATGTTAGCGATACCACCGATAATGCCGCAGGATCGAGTAAGAAAATCACCTGGACGCAAGTAGGTACGTATCTTGCCAACCTGTTTCAAGGGAAAGACACTGATCTTGATGATCTTGCGGATGGCTCTCTCTCTGGGTCGAAGGTAGGGACGGGAATCGACGGCTCAAATATCACATCGGGAACAGTTGCTGCTGCCAGGATTGATGAAGCCATTGCTCGCGATAGCGAATTGGTTACACCCCTGGCTACGGTAAGGACCACAGCTGGCGGTGGGAGCACTACGGCACCTCCGCAGGAAGCAGCTGTTGGTGATGCACTGGCTGGAAAACAGGCCGCGCTCACAAACCCCCTCGTCCAGGCGGATATCGATGATACCCCTAGCGATGGGAATACCACGCAACCAGCATCAAGCAACAGTGTGGCCGACCATATCGCGGCAACCGCAGCGCACGGCATTTCCGGGGCGGTAGTAGGCACTACCGACACCCAAACCCTTACTAATAAAACATTTGATATAACGTCAGCTGGTAATGTTGTCACCCAGGAGTTTGTGCAACCCGTTACCTGGCTTACCCCCGGCGATACTGATGATCCAATTGTATTTTCGGAAGGAGTCGTGCGAACCCTGCAAGGGATGAAATGTATTTGCTTGGGCGGCGGAACAATTGCAGTTGATTTGCAGGAATGCAATAGCAATGCCACCAGTTGTGGAACGACCGGGGCAACCTTTACTTGTGGGGCAACGATGACAGCGGATTCGACGTTGACCGATACGTCAATAGCCTCAAATGCTGTGATGAGGTTGTTTGTAGGAGCACCGTCTGGGACAGTTGACCAAATACATTGCACCGTGTGGGGAACGGAGGTCAGATGAGAATATTTTATGCAACCATTACATTATTGGCATTTTGCTCTTATGCAGATGCCATGTTTATATTTCGTGGATCGGGTGGTGGAACACCAGAAGCAACCTGCGTCGGTACGGCTTATTACGTCTCTGCAACTGGGTCAGATGCTGCTGATGGCCTTTCGGTTGATACTCCTTGGCAGACCATAACAAAGGTCAACGGAGCAGCTGCAACACTTGTTCCTAGCGATTGCGTGCTATTTAAACGGGGAGATACTTGGGGATCTAGTTTGATGCCCGCAACTCAGGGACTGTTGATTCCGGATAGTGGCACCGCCGGAAATCCAATAGTGTTTGGTGCATATGGATCAGGGGACAAACCTGTCTTTGATGGCACTGGAGTTGATTTAATAACAAATTATGGAATAATCAGGGGAGACTCAAAAAGTAATATCACCATCCAAGACATTAGGGTAATTAATTCGGGTATTGGTGACGCTGATAGTAATACTGGTATAGGTTTTAATGCTGGGGGAAATATCATAATCCAACGCTGCGAAGTATACAACACGGAGGACTATGGAATCAAAATGAATACAAGTTCCAATGTCAGTATACTTTACAACGACGTGTCAGAGACAAGCTGCAACAGTTGGGGTGAGCAAATAACTCTTCTTAATGTTAATGGGTTTGAGATAGCCTATAATGAATCTCACCATGATTGCTCCAATACGGGTGATACTGGCGGCGGGAGTGGGATAGATACCAAGCAAGGATCTGAGAACGGCACCATACACCATAATGAGGTACACGATCTAACAACCCCACTGGCCAACGGTATATATGTTGACGGATGGAATGCAGATACCTCCAACATTCAGGTATATAATAACTATGTTTATAATATAAATTCTGGCGGGATAGCTATTGGCGCAGAGGCAGGTGGTGCTTTACATAATATCACTATTCATCATAACATTGTTAAAAATGCCCTAGGAGGAGGACTCACGATGCATGATGAAGGGACAACTGGTGACCCTGTATATAACATATATGTCTATAATAACACCCTGTACGCCAATGGGACAAGTGGAAGCGATTGGCTGGGTGGTGTTCGAGTATTTGATTCACTGTTGGCAACGAACGGTGTAACCTTCAAAAATAATATTTTCTCTAGTGCACCGTATTTTCAGGTTGGTGTTGAGGACGAGCCTGGAGGCCCTGGAATAGATGCAGTAGTGCTCGACCATAATG